AATCTACAAGAGGAATTCATCGATGAGTGACGATCAAGGGTCTGCGGAAGCAGGCAACCCGACTGCTCCGGCAGCGGCTCCCGCGTGGTACGCGCCGGAAGGGATCGACCAAGGCACAGCTAGTCAACTGGGTGAACTAGTTAAAGCCAAAGGATGGAAAGGGCCGGCTGATGCCCTGCTCTCCTATCAGAACCTCGAGAAGGTATTCGGCGCTGACAAGGCCGGTCGCACCATTCTCGCCCCCAAGTCGGATGACGACGCAGAGGGTTGGGCTGCTGTCTATAACCGCCTAGGACGCCCAGAGAGCGCCGATAAGTACGAGCTGCCAGTACCGGAAGGGGATGACGGTTCGTTCGCACAGGCGGTCGCTCCGGTGCTTCACGATCTGGGGCTGACTAACAAGCAAGCCAAGGGTCTCGCCGAGTGGTGGAATGAAACGTCCACGCAGCGGATAGAGATGGAGCGTGAGGCTTTCCTGAACAAGTCTGAGGAGGATTTCTCAGCATTGCGTCGGGAATGGGGTGCCGCGGCTGACCAGAACATTGAGCTCGCCAAACGTGCTGTCGGCAAGTTCGGTGCAGACGCTGGGCTGGACGCTGACGGGCTCGAGCGATTGGAGCAGGCGATCGGCACCGGCCCGATGATCAAGCTGTTCCATGCGATCGGTGCATCGTTCGCTGAGGGGTCGTTCGTGGCATCGGAGGCGGCATCAGGTGGTGCGCTGACTCCGCAGGCTGCCAAGAACAAGATCGCTGGAATGTTCGCGGATCAGGAGTTCATGGGTCGCTACATGAACCGTGACGAGAAGATCCGTCAGGGTGCGATTGAGGAGATGATGCGATTGCAGCGAATGGCTAACCCAGAGCTGTTTACAGAGTAGTTGCTAGTGTGATACGCGCGAGGTACTATCCTCGGCGTAAATCTCCTGTGAGAGCTAGCTGTTAGGCCCGGGAGCGATCTCGGGCCTTTTTTTAGCTAGCAGGATAGGGTAAGCCGTGAGGCCCCAACTGACAGTCGGAAAGACGACCGATCGGTGAGAGCGTATCTCGCAAGGATTCTGGCCCCGGTAACGGACAAGCCATCCGAGAACACTACATATTTAGTTTTTTTGGAGGGCTATCATGGCCGACAATATTGCATCAGTTTATGCCGTCCAATACGGCACTAACATCTCGCTGCTGTTGCAGCAAAAGGGCTCCAAGCTGCGCACCGCTGTGCAGACTGGTTCGTACAAGGGCAAGCAGTCTGAAGTCGTCACGCAGTACGGTGCTACCGCTGCTCGTGCGGTTTCGACCCGTTACACTCCGATCGTCCCGGTTAACACCCCGAACAATCGTCGTTGGGTTTTCCCGGAAGATTATGATTGGGCTGACCTGATCGACAACTTCGACAAGCTCCGTCTCCTCGCCGACCCGCAGTCTGCCTATGCGCAGAACGGTCTCTACGCGATGGGCCGTGCGATGGACGATGTGATCATCAACGGTATGCTCGGCGACAACAAGACGGGCGAAGCTGGCGGCACGACCACGGGCTTTGACACGACGAACCAGCGCGTTGCTGTGAACTACGCTGCCTCTGGCAACGTGGGCCTCACGGTCGACAAGCTGCGTGAAGCGCGTCGCATCCTGATGGAGAACGAGGTTGATCTCGACGCGGAGCCGGTGTATTGCGCCATCTCTGCCGAGCAGCACGACGATCTCTTGGGCCAGATCCAAGTGGTCTCGAGCGACTTCAACGGCGACACCCCGGTGATGAAGGATGGAAAAGTGATGCAGTTCCTTGGCATCAACTTCATCCACACCGAGCGTTTGCCGACGACCTCGAGCAATCGTCGCTGCCCTGTGTGGGTGCCGTCGGGCGTTCACCTCGGTATGTGGAATGACATCATGTCTGATATCACGCAGCGTCGTGACCTCTCCTCGCACCCGTATCAGGTTTACCTGATGGGTACCTTCGGTGCCACTCGCACCGAGGAGAAGAAGGTCGTTGACATCCTCTGCGCGGAATAAGGGAGTAAACGAAAATGGCAGTTGTAGCAGTTAAGTCAACCCTTATCACTAACGCAGACGCGACCCCGGTTGTTCTCAATAGCCCCCGTGTTGACGGCGCTTTTGAGCACATCGAAGTTGCAACGGCGGCTATCACCGATACCGACAGCATTGGTTCGACGTACCGTATGTTCCGCGTTCCCTCGAATGCGGTCATGACGGATCTTCGAATCTACTCGCCGGACATCGGAACCACGACGATCTCCGACATTGGCCTGTATCGCACGGCCAAGGACGGCGGCGCTGTGGTCGATGCTGACTTCTTCGCCTCGGCTCTGTCCCTCAAGGATGGCGCGCTGAACGGCGTGGATGTGCTGCACGAGTCGGCTGTGTTCTCGATCGCGAACAGCGGCAAGGAGTTGTGGGACGCCCTCGGCCTCACCTCTGACCCGTCGGTGTTCTACGATGTGGCTTTCACGCTGACCGCCGCGGCTGACGCGACCGGCACCGTGAAGCTGATCGGTCGTTACACGGCGTAAGAAACAAGGGCGGGTCGGGCAACCGGCTCGCCCTTTTCTCCTAGGAGAGAATCATGGCAGAGCGTTTTTACGGTATTGATCGTGGCGAACAAGGCGTTCGCAACGTGACCGAAGGTGCGTCCTCAACGGCGACCACGGACGTTGAGCTGCGCGTGGATCTGGCTGCAAATATGCAGAAGGATGAAGTCCTGTTCGCGATCGATACGATCAAGCAGGCAATCATTCAAGATATTTGGCCGCCGGCTTAACGGTCTCGGGGTCTCCCGATGGCCGCTAGCAATGTAGCAATCGCAAACCTCGCGCTGACGAAGCTCGGGGATTTGCGCATTTTGAATCTCACGGACAACACCAAGCCTGCCCGTGAGGTGAATGCCGTGTTCGATATGACACGGGATTATCTCCAGCGCCGATTCTCATGGCGCTTTTGCATCAAGAGAGCAAACCTCGCTGCGGATACCACAGTCCCACTTTGGGACTGGGCCTATCAATATCCGCTGCCCACCGACTGTATGCGCATCCTGCAAGTCGGCCAATGGTATCCGTCGCCGGATCTATCGGATCTGATATCAACTGGTGGGCAGGAATATGTGGTCGAGGGCAAGTACATTCTCTCGAATCAGGCTGGCCCATTGAAGCTGCGCTATCTGTCTCGGGTAACTGACCCGGTGCAGTTCGATGCGGCGTTTGATATGGCTTTCTCCGCATACCTTGCGTACATTCTCGCCGAGCCTTTGACGGCTAGCGCGGAGCAGAAGCAGATGGCCTATAACGATTATCGTAATGCGATAAAGGATGCCGTCATCGCTAACGCAATCGAAAACCCACCGGAGTCTCTCGCAGACCAGACTTGGATCTTGGCGAGGCTGTAAAGCATGGCAAAGGTTTCGCCTGCGATCTCGAATTTCAACGGCGGCGAGGTCGGCCCCCTCCTATCTGGTCGCGTCGATTTCGAGAAGTATTCAAGTTCCTGCTACAAGATGGAGCGTTTCGTCCCAACTGTGCAGGGGCCGGCCAAGCGAATGCCGGGTACGCGGTTCGTCCTACCGACGAAGTATCAGAACAAGAAGTCCTATCTCAAGCGTTTTGAGTTCTCGTTCGATCAAGCCTATGTGCTCGAGTTCGGCGACCAATACGTTCGCTTCTTTACCGATCGAGGTGTGGTACTCGGTGACACACTTGATATCACCAATATCACGAATGCCAATCCGGGTGTACTGACTTACACCGGCACCGATCCATCAAACGGCGACTGGTTCTATGTCGTTGGTGTTGAGGGCATGACCGAGCTCAATGGCCGGTATGTACAGGTTGCGAACGTCAATGCTGGTGCCAATACGTTTGAGCTCAAGGATTGGTATGGCAACAACATCAATACCACCGCATTTGGCGCTTATGTATTCAACGGCGATCTGCAAAAGGTCTACGAAATTGCAAGTCCGTACACCGAGGCCGATTTAACGAATCCAGAGGGCGGCTGCGCGCTTTCTATCGTCCAATCTGGTGATGTGCTCTATATCGGCTGCGAGGGCTATGCGCCGCGCACGTTGACCCGTAGCGGCAACACGAGCTGGGCGTTTGCGACCTATGCTCCGACCGATGGCCCGTTCCAAGTCGAGCCGCTCGCCTACAAGAATTTCACGCTCGGCGCGTCGTCTGGCACTGGCGTCTCGCTCGTCTGCACGACAGACGTATTTGAGAACGAGCACGTTGGGATGCTGTTCCGGTTGGAGCCGGTCAACATCACGACGCCGCCTTGGGAAACGAATAAGGCGGTCACGGCGACCAATCTGCGCAAGTCTGATGGCAAGTATTACGAGGCAACCAACTCCGCTACAACGGGCTCTGTGCGCCCTATACACGAAGAAGGCACCGAGTCTGACGGTGCGGTGACTTGGGAATATCTGCATCCCGGTTATGTTGTCGTCAAAGTGACGGCGATCACGGATGCGCAGAATGCGACCGTCGACATCATCGGCCCGGGCATTGCTCCTGCCGAGATCGTTGCCGGCGACGACTGCCGCTATCGGATCGGCGCATGGGGCGAGGCGACAGGTGCTGCGTTCCCGTACAAGGTCGCTTTCTGGCGCGATCGTCTGTGGTGGTCGGGCAATCAACAGATCTATGCGTCTGTGGCCGGTGACTACTCGTCTATGGCTCCCGATACGCTCGGCGAGATTCTGGCTGATAACGCGATCTCGCTGACGCTTTCGGTCGGTACGGTCGACAAGATCCGTTGGATGACGGCATCGGATGTGCTGCTCGTGGGTACGGCAGGCTCCGAGGTCGCCGTGCAGGAGATCACGCCGAACCAAGTGCTCGGCCCCGAAAACGTCAAGTACGAGATTCAGTCTGCTGAAGGCTCGCGCGAGATGGAGCCGGTGCTGGTTGAGGATTCGGTGTTATTTGTGCGCATCGGCGGTCGCCGGGTGATTGAGCTGCGGTTCGACATCCAGTCTGACTCGTGGGTTCCGCGCGATATGAACGTGCTATATCCCGAGATCACGCAGTCTGGCATCGTCGAGATGGCGTACCAGAAGGAACCGGACAACATCATTTGGATTGTGCTAGCCAATGGCAAGCTGATCGGAATGACCTACGATCGAGAACAGAACGTCTACGGCTGGCATCGTCACCCGCTCGGCGGCGTATCTGCTGTTGCCGAATCTGTGCAAGTTATTACGAGCCCAGATGCCAGCGTCAATGACGTTTGGGTGATTGTTAAAAAGTCGGTCAACGGATCGACGCGGCGCTTTGTGGAGTATTTTGCAGAAGGATTTGAGCAGGACGATGACATCGAGGGCGCTGTGTTCCTTGACTCGTCGCTTGAGTTTGATGGCGCTGTGAATGAAACCTTGCAGCCCGGTGCTGGCGCAACGACCCGCGGCGCTACCAATGTCTCGTTCACGGTAACGTCGTTCTTTGAATTGACGACCGAGGCCGGCGATTTCTTGGTCACAGAGGCTGATGAATTCATCGCTATGAATGACGATGTTTTCAAGGCTGGTGACGTAGGCCGCGAGATCCGTGTGCGTTACTTCGACGAGACTGCGCAGCAATGGCTGACCTCGCGCGCGCAAATCACCTCTTACGTCAACGAAGGCGAAGTGCTCTGCACGATCCTCTCGCCGTTCCAGAGTCTTGCCGAGTTGCCGGCTAACGGTTGGCGATTGACCTCAACGGTCATCACCGGGCTTTGGCATCTGGAAGGCACGACAGTCTCTGCTCTGGCTGACGGCGCGGAGATTGAGAATTTAACCGTGTCCAATGGTTCTGTAACGCTTTCCGTCAAGACTGCTCGAGCGCAGATCGGGCAGCCGTATACGTCCACTCTTGCCACTCAAAGGATTGATGCGGGTGCCACGGATGGCACGGCGCAGGGCAAGACAAAGCGATTCCATCAAATCGTGATGCGCCTCTATGCAAGCCTCGGCGGCAAGGTCGGGCCGGATGCGTCATCGACCGATTACATCCTGTATCGATCGCTGTCAGACTATATGGATGAAGTGCCGCCTGTGTTGACCGGCGACACCGACAAGTTTCCGTATCCGGGTGGATACGAAACCGATGGCCGAATCTGGGTGCTGGCCGATCAGCCATTGCCGCTCACGGTGGTTGCGATGTACCCGCGGTTGAGGACGGAGGACTAATGGAAGTCGTTTCGTTCAACGCTAAATATCTGCGAGCGATGGTGCTGCAAGATGCGCAACAGATCATGGCTCCGCTTGTATTCGACGACGAGTATTGCGAGCAGCTTGTGGCAGCCGGCCCTGCCTATACCGTATTGGCTGGCGAGAAGCCCGTCATGTGCGCAGGCGTGGCAGAGATGTGGGCGAACCGATACGCCGCATGGGCATGGCTTGCAAAGGACGCAGGGCCGCACATGGTTGGCCTCACGCGGATCGTCGACGACTACTTGAACACTCGCCCGTATCGCCGGATTGAGGCGTATGTGGATGCTCGTTTTCCGCAGGGGCATCGATGGGCAAAGATGCTGCGGTTTGAATTTGAAGGCTTGATGCGCTCGTTTGGGACGAGCGGTCAAGATATGGCGATGTATTCGAGGATTCAGTAATGGCGCAGTTCATACCATTTATCGCTGCTGCCGCCTCCGCTACGGCGACGATCGCTGAAACAGCGCAGGCTCGCAAAGTCGGCGAAGCGCAAGCTCGAGGGCTAGAGGAACAAGCTCGCGCAACCTCTCTAGAAGCTGGAGCCGCAGAGGAAGCACAGCGCAGGCAGGCGCGTGAGGCGTTTGGCGCTACACGGGCCGCTGGCGCGCAAATGGGATTGCTAGAATCAGCATCCTTTGCTGATGCCTACTCGCAGGCTGCGACCGCTGCCGAACTAGACGCGCTCAATATCCGATACGAAGGCGAAGGCCGCCGACGCGGATTGATGTTTGAGGCTGGCGCTACTCGTGCCGCCAAGCCGCTGTGGGGGCCAGCCATTCTGTCTGCTGGCACTAATGCTTTGATGGCGTTCTCTGCTGCTGGCGGCAAGATGCCGGCTGGCGGCGGTGCGCCGAAAGCGCCAAGATCTAGCAGTCTGATGGCGCGCAATCCGTTCAAGGGAGCCGCGTAATGGCAAAGCTCGAGTTCTATCGACAGCAGACGACGCCGCGCGTCATTGCTCCCGATGTCGGAGGGCTTGGGCGCATCCAGTCTGGTTTAGCGCAAGCCGGCGAGGCTATCGCTCGAGGTGCTGTAGCTGCCGGTCAGATGGTCGAGCGCCGAAATCTGGAGATTGAGAAACGCAAAGAGGATGAAGCAGCGATTGATGCTTCTGCTCGAGCAGTTGCGATCAAGTCAAAGTGGATGACGCGATCCCAAGAGTTGGAGCAAGAGGCTGCGGCTAACGGTCAATTTGAAGGATTTACCGATCTTGCTCGCACCGCCTATGACGAGATCGTTTCCGAGGAGCTGAAGCAAACAAAATCGGAAAGCGCGAATGCGTGGCTACGCCAGCGCGCCGATGAATACTCGCTGAACGTATTTGATGGCGCATCTCGATGGGAAGCGCAGCGCAAGGTTGAGCGTGATGTCAATCTTGTTGGGCAATCTCTAGATCAGGCTAGGCAGATTGTTGGCTCAAAGCCGCAAGACTACGCTGCTACCCGTGACGATCTTGCTTTGCAATATGCTCGACTGCCGCCAGAGAAACGAGCCGAGGCATGGGCTGCTGCTCGCCAGCGTCTCGCCTATGACGCAGGATTTGGTGCGATGCGCCAGAATCCGCGCCAGATAGATCAGGCGCTCAAGGCCGAACCCGGCAAGTCTGGCATCCCATATATCGATGAGCTTGGCGCTGATGAGCGATTGCAGTTACGCGCGCAGACCGATTCTGAATTGCGCCGATTGGAAGCAGAGGCTAAGGCGCGGCAGGCAGAGCGACGTGAATTATTGCGCGAGCGCGTTGCCGATCAATCTGCATTGCTCTCTGCTGGTTATGGCGTTAGCTCGCCGATTAGTCGCACAGAATTTGTGGCTGCTGGCATGGGAGATCAATACGGCGATTATCAAGAGTCGTTGCGGATCGGAACCGTAGCATCCAGCATGGTCGGCATGGATAGCAAACAGATCACCGAGTTGCTGGCTAAAGAAAAGCCTGCACCGACAGAGACTGGATTTGCGGAAAGAAACAAGCGATATCAGTTGCTACTTAATTCTGCAAAAACCATTGTGTCGGAGCGCACGGCAGATCCGATCCAGTTTGCTGCTAATCGCAATCTAATGAAGATCACGCAGCTTGATCCTGCCGATCCTGTTGCGTTTGCTGCCGAACTAAAGAATCGCTCGACCGTCTCGCGCACGATGACGCAAGAGTACGGCACCCCGATGGCGCTGATGACAAACGATGAGGCAAAGGCGTTCTCGGCATTTGCCTCTGGCATGACTTCCGTTGAGAAAGTCAGTCTATTCACCAACATTCGCCGATCGCTGCCGGACGATGCCTATCAAGCAATGATGGGGCAGATCCGCGCAGATAGTCCGGTGACATCAATGGCCGGATCTATGCTCGGTCGAGAGTCGCAGATCATTACGAAAGAGGGCGGTTGGTTCTCTCGTCCGTCTACGTTGCCGGCATTCTCTGTTGCCGAGCGCATATTGCAAGGCGAAGATCTACTGAATCCGACGACCGGCGAAAAAGAGGCAATGGGCCGCGGTAAGTTCCCGATGCCGTCTGATGGCGATTTAAGGGCGCAATGGGTTGGTTTGACGGGTGATGCCTATCGTGCCTCGCCAGAAATAGAGGCGACCGCCTATCAGGCTTATCGTGCGTTTTATGCTGCCGAGGCTGCGCGCCGCGGTAATTACACCGGCGAGTTTGATTCTGAAGTGTCCGATATGGCTGCTCGAGCGGTGTCCGGTGGCGTCACCGAGATTGGTGGCTACAACATCTTGCTGCCTTGGGGCATGGATGAGGACAGCACGATTAACGATCTGAACAAGCAATGGCCGGCTGCTCGTAAAACGGCAGGGTTGCCAGATTCTGTTGAGCTCGACGATGTGGCGCTGGTCACGGTTGGCAACGGCGTTTATATGGCGACCGATGGCACGGCCCCGTTGAAGGATAGGAATGGTCGCGTGGTTTACTTGCGAGTGAATCCGTGAGTTTCTTATCGATTAACGATCGGCAGAGACGCGAGGTCGAGCAGCAATCGTTGCTGATTGAGCCTGCGCAAGAGGCTTTTGAGCCTGATTGGTTTGAGGGCGTCCCGTCTGGCATTGGTACTGGTGTCGCTCGAGTGGTTGGTGTGGCGAACCAGTTAGCCGGAGCGGTTGAGTATCAGGCTGGTCGCGCATTTACCGAGCCTCTTGATATGGTGTTTGACACCAAGGCAACCGAGGCGCTGCGCAGAATTACAGTTGAGGAGCCGGCCAAATTTACGGCTGCGCAGACTCCAGATCCGCTGACGGTTGGTGCTGCTGGTCGAGTTCTGTACGGCGTTGTCGGTGTCGGTTTGCCTGCTGCTGTAGCTGGTTATTTTGGTGGCCCGGGCGCTGCTGCTGCGGCAGCTGGTGGATTCCAGATGACCGGCACGATGACCGATCTGATGCAGCAAGGCGTGGACGAGCGCACCGCTATTGGCGCAGCAACTATCGATGGTGCATTGACTGCTGTTGGCGTTCGCATTCCTGCTGCAATTGGCGGTCGAGTCGCGCTGAACACTTTGCTCTATGGCCCGGGCGTCAACGTTGCGCAAGATATCGTGGCGTCCAAGGGAATTGGCGCATATCTCAAATCGCAGGGCTATGACGAACTAGCAGATCGATATTCCGAGTTGCAATCTGAGCAGTTGGCCGCCGACGTTATCCTCGGCGCTGCGTTTGGCTATCTCGGCGCTCGATCTGCTCGAATCAATTCTGTCGTTTCACAGCGAGAGATCCAGCGTGGATTGACGCCAGATGAGGCTGCTGACTCTGTTTTGCCGATGCAACCAATGGGGCCGGCATATAAGCCGCTGGAAGTCCCTCGGCAGGCTGATTCCTATGATGAGTTGGCTGCGCGCATATACGATGAATTGCGCGAGTCCAAGAAGCAGGATATCGACCTAAATGATGTAGGTCAGATTCGCAAGTTTCTTGGCGACCCCAAGGTTGAGTCTCTAGCGCAATTCATTAAGCGCACCGGCGGCATTATCGATGACGGTGGCGAGCTATCGTCACGCGATATCACCAATAAGACGATGCCGGGATTGGTGCGCAAGGACACGCCAGACAATCGGCGCATTGCCGGATGGGACGGTGTGCGCGAGCGCATCTTCGATGCTGGTTATTTTCCAGAGAAGAATGACTATAACGAGATCACCGATTCCGAAATAGTCGATGCTCTGGAGAGCGATCTTTTCCGTGACAAGGTTTACAACGGCAAAGTCAGAGAGAAGCTCGAGGTTATTCGTCAAAGCCGGTTCTTTAACGATTCGATGTCATATGAGGGCATCACGCCGGATATGACGCCGACGCAGATTGCTGATCGGTTGCGCATGATTGACGACGAAGCTCGAGCGAATGATGAGCGCGCGGTCGGGCCTGATGAGGAGATGATTCGCGAATACGATCAATTTGCCGAGTCGATGGATGCGGCAATGGTCACGCGCAATCGAGCCAATCTGGAGCTGGATACGGCCCCGGGTATTCCAGCGAACCGGGCGGCGTTGATGACGCACCTTGCTCGCATGAAGGTTGCCGTCGAGCAGATGTTGCGTGGTGAGCCGGTATCGGTGGATAACGTCGGCAAGGGCGGCACATTTGCGCCGAGGCCGAAGATCAATATTGATGAGACTGAAATCATTAAGGCGCTGCGTGAGTCTGGCCTGCCCGGTGTGTTGGATGAGATCGATATGCTGGAAGCCGAACTGGCTGGGCGTGGTCGAGACTTTGAGGGCCGGGCTATAGATATGGCCGATATCGATCGCCCTCGAGGTGAGATGATGCGGATTGGCGACGAGGAGTTTCCGGCTGATATGGAAGTTGCTGGCGACGATGGCATGGTCACGGTGCGCGATGGAATGCGCGATTCCGAGGATGCGATCCGTCGAGCCGAGCAGGAGTATCTCGGATTCCCGGCGGCGGTGAATTGCGCATTGAGGCACGGCGAATGAGACAGGCTTGTATTACAGCGGTTGAGCAGGCTATTGGCCGATCGATCACCAAAGCGGAAGCTCGAAACATCGAGGCTCGTATTCGCAATGCGATGATTATGGTTGCTCGCCAACAGGGCAATGCTTATCAGGCATTATCCAAGCAAGATCAGATGCGCGCTGCCGCTACCTATGCGGCAAATGAATTGGTTGCCGAAGCGCAAAAGAAGGCGCAGCGATTGCGTTTGCAGATTGCAGCGCATGATGCCATTGAGCGATACACCACAGAGCAAGTCAGACTCGGTGCAGATCCGAACCGTCTTGAGGCATTTGAGCGTTTGCTGGCTGGCAAAGCTGATGGCAAGAACAACAGCACCTCGGTGGAAGTTGAGGCCAAAGGTATTGCTGCCGGCGCGATGGGTCGATTGGCCGATGCGTGGGAAGCAATCAGCCCCAGAATGTTTGGCATCTTTGCAAACAAGGATGGCGAGGAACAGTTTGTTCGTGCTGCCTATGGCGACACGGCTGGCATTAGACCGGAAATCATTAGGGCTGCAAAAGAGTGGAGCGCGGTCGCAGAGACTTTGCGCACTCGATTTAATGCCGCTGGTGGTGATGTTGGCCGGTTAGATAATTGGGGTCTGCCGCAGGCTTGGTCGCAAGATATTGCTATCCAGCTTGGTCGCGATCAATTCGTCAATGACATGATGGGTTGGGTTGATCGGTCGATCTATCGCAAGGATGACGGCACGTTGTTTAACGATGCCGAGATGCGCAAGTTCCTCGAGGAGGCTTGGCTCACCATTTCGACCGATGGTGCGAACAAGCAAAAGAATGTTACAGGCTACGGCGCTGCAATTAAGGCGAACCGAAACAACAAGGCTCGCCAGTTGCATTTCAAGGATGGGATGTCCTCGGTTGAGGCGTTGCGCAAATGGTCTGGCCGATCGGTATTTGAGGCGATGGCTGGTCACGTTAGCCGCATGGCGCGTGATGTGGCACTTGTAGAAAAGTTTGGCCCGAATGCGGATCTGACCGTTGAGTATTTCATACAGGCATTGGCTGACGAGTCCAAGGTTGCGCTTGCCGGGCAACCGGGATTCAAGGCTTCTTTGATTGATAAGCGAGCTGCTTCTGCTGCCAATCTCTACAACTACGTCGCAGGAAACAATCCTCCTCCGGCTAACCTTCGAGTGGCGCAAGCATTCTCTGCGCTGCGATCGTTGTTCGTAGCGGCCAAACTCGGAAGCGCGACTATCACCTCGATCTCGGATGAAGGCACTCTGATATTGACGAGCCGCGTTAATAACCTTCCGATGTTCAAAGTGTTTCGGAATGAGATGCGCGCATTCAATCTGGCTGATCGTGCCGAGAAGCAGCGAGCGCGTCGAGCTGGACTGCTAGTCAATACGATGCTGGATGAGGTTAATCGCTTCGGCGATGAGACGCTCGGATCTCATGTGCCTGCCAAGATTGCCTCTACCGTGATGCGCCTATCTGGCCTCAATGCTGTGACCGAGGCTCGTCGTCGAGCGTTCTCCGTCACGATGATGGACACGATCGGCCAGCTCACGCGGCAGTATCAGCTTGTCACCGATCTTGATCCGCAGGATTGGAAGATCCTACGCAGCAAGGGCATCACGCAAGCCGAGTGGGATATCTGGCGCAAGGCGCGTCCTGACTCATGGAGTGGCAACGATACCGTTCTGACGCCGGAGAGAATCTATCAGGTGCAGGGTGTAAGCGATCTGGATAAAGAACGAGCGGCTACAAAGCTGCTGGCTGTGGTTATCGATGAGCGCGACATTGCTGTGATCGAGCCGGGCGCTCGAGAGAAGGCTACGCTCCTCGGCGGCACGATCCCCGGCACGGCAACAGGCGAGCTGGCTCGTGCGTTCTGGCAATTTAAGACATTCCCGTTTGCCATCATCAATCGGCATTGGCGGCGTGGCCTTGGGATGTACAGCAATACATCTGGCAAGGTTGGATATATCGCCACATTGGTTGCGCTCCAGACTGTGATGGGCGCGATTGCAATGGAGATCGGTGACATTCTGTCTGGTAAAGATCCGCGCACGTTAAATCCAGAAAGCGCCTATGGCCCGAAAAACCTGATTGCCGCATTGCTCAAGGGCGGCGCACTTGGTTTATATGGTGACTTCTTGTTTGCCGATGCGACGACGTATGGCCGCACATTGGCTGGTGCAATCGGCGGCCCGATGCTTGGCGCGATTGAAGATACCTACAAGCTGACAGTTGGCAATGTGCAGGAATTGTCGCAAGGCAAAGACACTAATTTCGGTGCAGAGGCTATCAGGGCAGCGAGGGGATATACTCCCGGCGCGTCGCTTTGGTACACCAAGACGGCTACCGATCGGCTGATCTTCAACCAGATGCAAGAGTATTTTGACCCCGGCTATCTTGCCCGAGCTCGAGCAAAGGCGAAGCGGGAATACGGAACGACATATTGGTGGAATCCCGGCCAGCCGATAAGTCGTGCGAGAGCGCCGGAGCTTGAGGCTATCGTAGAGGAATAACCCATGACCGTTTCATCATCGACTGCGAAAGTATCCTATTCCGGCAACGGCTCGACACAAGCCTTTGCTGTCCCGTTCTACTTCCTTGCGAACAGCCAGCTCTTGGTTGTGCTGCGATCGTCAACGGGAGCAGAGACGACACAGGTGCTCGGAACTAACTACACCGTCACAGGTGCAGGCGTTCTGACTGGTGGCACCGTTACGATGACGGTTGCTCCGGCTTCTGGTCAGACGCTTGTGATCTCGCGCAACGTCCCGCTGACGCAGGAGACCGATCTTCAGCCGAACGATCGACTGCCTGCCGAGACGCTTGAGCAGTCCATCGACAAGCTGACGATGATCACGCAACAGCTCGATGAAGCCACGGATCGGACGCTCAAGTTTCCGGTCACGGATTCCACATCCATATCCTCTACGCTCCCGTCATCTACGCAGCGCGCTAATAAGTATCTGGCGTTTGATTCTACGGGCGCGCCGACAACCTCGGCCAATCTTGAGCAGAATGTCGTTAGCGTTAAGTCATTTGGCGCTGTCGGTAACGGAACGACTGATGACCGTGCTGCGATTGTAGCTGCACAGAACTATGCTGCCTCAATCGGTGGCGCAACGGTTTACTTCCCGCCGGGTGAGTACAAGATCAGCGCGGCGATCCCGATGCTTCCGGGCATCACCTATCAGGGGCCGATGCGCGCAGAACTTGGCGCGTACAACGCTGGCCGTAGCCGTTTGTTCAGCAGCACTAGCGATGTCTTTACCAACACAGCGACGCTGATTACCGGCACTTGCTTCCGCGATCTGTTCATTGAGTCGGCCTCTGGTGGCGGTCATATCTTCAACTGGTCGAATGCGGGTGTCGTTGCCAAGATCGAGATGTCCGGTGTTTGCTTGGTGCAGAAGAATGCTGCCAAGTCGGTGATCTACGGCAACATGGGTGGCGGTGCTAGCGATGGCATCTTCTCCATCTGGCTGCATGACTTTGAGTACGAGTACGTCCCGACGAACTCGGTGCCGGCGATTTACCTAAAAGCCTTTACGATCAACTCGATCTCGATCTCGAACTTCTGGAGTACGGCCAACGGCCAGAGCGCCGCGGGTCAGCCGAGCATCTGGATTGAAAGCACGAATGCGGCTGGCGCTGCCTTCAACGTCTACATTAAGCAAGGCGTGTTGGAGTACGCATCGAGCGGCGGTATTCATCTGCTCTCATGCGCAAACTCCATCATTGAGGATTGCACAACCTATGACTCCTCGATCGCGATCGGCGCTCCGGTGTTCAAGGTCGACAAGGGAACCTCTGGCCCGTCGTCCAATAACATCGCATTCCGCGCTTGCCGCAGCACGATCGGCAATGCGACTCATGCTGATTTGTATCTGAATACTGCCGAGTCTGGTCAGGGATCATTCTGGGTGGAGAACTGCACGTTCTCGTATCTGGATTCGGCTTCGACTCTACCGGGTACAGCAACGGCTATCGTCAATAGTTCAATCACGAACTTTGTGGATACGGCGTATCTACAGTTGAACTTTAGCCCGGAGTCGAACATCCGTTTCGGCAACTCGCTGGGGTCGAGCAAGTATTACGACATCTTTAACGGGTACTTCAACAACTTTGAAGGCTATCTAAACATCCTTCAAAACGGATCGTACATCGGCTCGATCAACCCGTCAGGTAACTTCTACTGGGGCGGCACTCGCGCATCGCCGAACTTCTACGTCTTGAAGGCTGACGGGAAGCTGTTCTCAAAGAGTCATCTGTATCCCGGCACAGGCGGTGGCTCTGACCAAGACAAGGCTGGCCTGCTTGCTGGCGAAGGTGCTCCGAGCAACGGCAACGGAAATAATGGAGACTTCTACTTCCGATCTGACGGTGGTGCGCTGACCACCATCTATCAGAAGCGCGCCGGATCTTGGGTCGGCATCGTCTGACGCAAGCGGTGGATCTCGGCCTTTAGGCTGTTGATCTCATTCGCTAGGGTGCTGGCCTCCGTCCAGAGGCCACGCATCCTGACATTGGCTAGTGCGTTATCGATGCGCCAGTCACGCTCTTGGCCGTAGCCCCACGGCGCGGCCTTGAGCTCGTCTGCCCACGCTCCCGCTGGGCTTTGATTGTCGATCGTCATATTCGACCTCATCGGTTCCCGGTTCGTAACTGAAATGGTTGCAGCGATAGTCTGCCGGCCAATCATTGGCGTAGCAGAATAACTGCTTGCCGTCGTGTTTGGAGTGTCTGCAACTGCGGCAGTTCATGCCAGCCTGTACCGCGCATAAGTCTTGCCGCGCTTCGTCTCGAGCTTGGATGCGATCTGATACCCCTCTGCCTTCAGATCGCTGATGCGAGCGGCTAGGCGCAGGCATCCAAAGCGCATGGCATCGAGCGCGGTGATACTGCCGCGGCGGCGAATAAAAGCGATGACTTGTTTCTGTTGTGTCTTTTTCACTTGTGTTCTCCGTAGTCGGGTTCTGGTATGTGAATGCCGAGCTCCGCGCACTTGGCCTCAATGATGGCAAGGTAGTCGCTGAACTCCTGCTTGGTGAGCTTGCTGGATCTGCGGATCGGTTTGTGTCGCTTGCGGCCAAAGCCCTCGATGATCTCCGAGCCGAATGCTTCGATCAGGAAGTATTCGTGCAGATCGTCTGCTGTCCAACCTCGCAGCATCTCACCGCCTCCTTCAAGGATGCTGGGATATATCACGCCCCATAGGAATGAGTTCTGCCTGTCGGATCGTTTCGGCTTGAATGCCTCGATAGTGACTTGCCACGAGATGGCAGGGTCAAGCCCTCGCACCAAGACCGAGACCGCCGAAGCGATCTGGTCTGGTTGGGTGCCGCGAGGGAATACTCGTTTCAAAACGGGATATCCGCGATGTCATCGTCGCTGAACGTCTCGACGACTTGCTGCTGCTTTGGTGCTTGCCGCGGTTCAGCGAGACCATCCTTCGGTTTGACGGATAGCGAAAAGAATTTCTGGCCTGCCAGCCTGCCGTTCTGCCCTGTCTTGAGCCAGCCGTTGAGCCAATACTCGACGCCGTTGATGTTGATGCTGCCGGTGTAGTCCGGCTGGTTCTCGCTCTGCTTGCGATCGTTCTTGGCTAGCAAACCACGATTGGTGTTGTCGTACTGTTTCACAGGGTCATCTCCTTTAGGGCTTTGGTTTTGCGTCGAACTTCTTCAAGGAACTTCTCGACCTTCTCGGTCATGTTCAGAATGTCGGCTTGATTGCGCGTCACGCGGATCACGTTGAGGCGCAGGCGCTCCGGCAGCTTCGGCTGGTACACGACGTAATCGCACCAGTCTCGCCCGGTGACGGCGAGCTGCCATTGGATCTGGTTGTAGTGGTCGGTCGGAACTTTCTTCGACTCGAGCAAGTCCAAGGCGGTCGCCGGCTGTACGCATTTGATCTCGATCAAACCATCCTCATTGACGAGCCCATCTGGTGAGCAGCCTGCCTCCAGCTTCGGGTGCCGGACGAATCCCGTCTGATCGACGATGACCGCATTACGAGCCATATAAGCGGCGCGCGCTTCATCCTCTGTGTCGATGCCGTGCTGCATCGCAGGGCTGACGTAGGTCTCCGTAGGCTCCCCGGTGAGGCGCTCGCAGATGAGCTGCGCCATGTAGTTTCGGTATCCGGCCTTGGTGCTATCCATCAGGACGTTGGAGATAGCACTCCCGGTCACGAGACCGAGGCGCGCCGAGTACCATTCTGGTGATCGTTGTTCCATCATTCCTCCGCTGAATGCCAATCGGTTTGCCGGCGCAGAAACGTCGGCCATGTAAGGGTGTCCGTGAACGAGCGATCCTCGAGCAGGACATGATTCGTGGGCTGGGCGGTGTATCGCCCGTTGGTGAGCTGCATGAAATAGAACTCTTTGGATTGCGTCGGTGTGGCGCTAAACGCATCACCGATCGGCACCAAAGTAAACAAGTAGTGTCCCTGATATTCGCCACTCTTGCACCGGGCTTTACCGTTCATGCTGGCGAGGTACGGGTACTCGATCATGCTGAACTCGTAGCCGTAGGCGTCCCATGTTTGAGCGTCGGCGGCAGTCCACGGTGCTGCGGTGTTACGGTGTGCAACTTGATGCAACGGCACGTTACGGTAAACCGCTCCGCACTCGAGCATCACATGGCAGCCGAAGGCGCGGCCCGGGTAGCAAGTCAGACCGAACCAGACGCCCTGCAACCAGTCGTGCTGGCCGAGGGCGTTGGGCTCCACCCAAACGTATTGGTGCGCTGGCAGCGCCCCTGCGTGGGTGTAGAGCATTAGGCAAGCTCCTTCTTTCTAGCCGAAAACTTGGCAGCGTGATTCTTGGCAAAATCTAACGGCAGGGTTTGGTACAGCGTAGTCAGCTCCTCTAGCGTGTTGCAGTCAGCGAGGAGGGCATCGAGCTTGGTCTCCATCTCGTCTTTCTCTGCTTCCGGCAGATCCTCGCCAGCGTAGATGTATAGACCGAGCCCATGTAACGCGATGCACTTGGCAAGGCAACGCATGATTGAGGTGTTCACCGCAAAGCTGTTCGGGTTCTCGATCGGCTTGTTGCGGTGGTCGAGCACCGGCAGCAGACAGGTCTTGATGTCACCCTTGATCTCGACCGATACCTTGACCATCGCGCTATTGTCTTTCAGATAGACCAGCGGCAGCCCGTCGTACTCGTGAACCGTGTATCGAGCGGTCGGGTCGATCTTGAGCACCTCTGCCCAAGCCCATGCCCACGACAGGTACGAGAGACCGTTCTTCTTTTCAACGTGGTCGTTGACGTTGATCTTGAGTAATTCGCTCACGGCAGGCTCCTGTAGATCTTGTCTAGTTCGGTTTCGATTATTGCGTTTAGCTCGGCAAGCGCCCGGTCGCAGGCAGCGATGCGCTCCTGCTCGTCACGCTCCTGCGCCTCCATCTCCTGCTGGTGCCACCAGCTCTGATCGTCGTTGCCCCAAGGGGCGTTATCGATGGGCATTGATAGTCTCCTGTCGTGAGCATCCGCGGTCGCCGCACGGGTCAAGCGCGGCAGCCAGTAGAAATAGAACGATGAGCCCGATGAACTGCGGCCAAGGAGACTTCATCGCTGGTCTCCCGTCACAGCCTGCACACCGGCAACGTAGCCGTCAGCCTTGCCGAGGGCATAGGCGTACTGAATGGCGTGTTTGATGAGCGGGTCGAGCGACATATTGTCGACGAGATCGGCGAGATCCTTGGCAATGTTGTCGAGCTCGTTCTGATAAGCGCGAGCATTGGTGTCGGTGTTCATGCGGCCTCCGCGAGTTTGGCTTGAGCGGCTTTGACGAGGAATGTGGCGTAACGCACCTCATGGCTCTTGGGATCGTCATTGGCTTCCAGCCATTCGATCCAAGACTCGAGTTCGCCTTCGGTCTTGAGGATGAGTTTGAGGTCGCAGTCGATGCATTGGAATTCGTGAGCCGGGTTGCCGCAATGGCAAGTCTCATGCTGCGATTCGCAGGATTCGCAAAACCAGCCGAACTCCTCGTCACCGTAGTGATTGATGCCGATGCACTCAAAGGCCGGCTCAAGGCTGTTGCAGCTGGAGCAGAAAGCTTGTGTACCCATAATCGTCTCCTGTGTTGTTATGTGCTTATCGTAACGTCGGTTAAGAGAAAGTCAACAGCCCGAGAGGGGCGGCTTATGCCGCCACCTCGTCAAGGTTGATTACGCGAGGGCGTGACGGATCATCAAAAAAGTGGTTGCCTTCCATTGGTGCCGTAAAGTTGACCGGCAATTCGATTTTGAGCGGGGCGCCTTCCCAATATCGCGCAACGGTTTCGGCGGTAAACGTGCCTTCGTCAGCGTTAATGCTTTTGACGATCCCGATGTAGTAACAATCGCGGTTGCTGTGGAAATCAAGGCTCTTGACAAGGGAACCAATCTTTAAGCTGCTCATTGTGTATCTCCTGTTCGGGCTGCACCGTGCCGCCCATGTGTGTACGTTAACACAGGTTAAGTAATAGTCAACACCCCTCCACAGAAAATACCTGCCTCCGTTGCTATGCATTCTGTCGGTGTATCAATTCCAAGTAACTGTGGTTAACATACACAGATGGACATCAACGATGCACTCGCTACGTTCGGTAGCAAAGCGGATCTGGCTCGAGCGTTCGGCGTCTCGCAGCCAGCGGTATCACGATGGGTACGCAAAGGCGTATTGCCTGAGAAGCAAGTCATGCGGCTACAGCTTGGCCTTGTGGCTGCGCCTAAGCCCGTAGACGCTCGCATACGCAGGAAGCAGCTCCAAGTCGAGGCTGCCCGTCGATGGGCTGAGAAAGGCTGACGATGCGTGTATTGCCTGTAAAAAACGAAGAAACACACGATTGGCTGTTGCGCGTTCATTACGCTAAACGCATTCCGTGCGTGTCCTATGCATTTGGATTATTCGATGGGCAACAACTGAAAGGGGTTGTGACTTATGGCAGCCCTCCGAGCCGTCATCTCTGCGAAGGGATCGCTGGCCCGAAAAATGGCAACATAGTCTTGGAATTAAATCGGCTTGTTTTTGCCGAACCTATTAAAAATGGGCCAAGCCTACTGGTTTCTCATAGCCTTAAATTGCTTCCAAAGCCTACGATTGTTGTCAGTTTTGCGGATAGCGCCCAAGGTCATATTGGGTATGTTTATCAGGCAACCAATTTTTTATATACGGGTTTATCCGCAAAACGAAAGGATTGGAAGATAAAAGGCATGGAAGGTCTGCATAGTCGAGGTGTTTCGGCTTTAGCAAAAGGGCAAGAAAGTGCAGCCGAATATTTGCGGCAGCGATTTGGGGATGATTTTCATGCAGAAGATCGCCCGCGTAAACATCGATATATTTATATCTGCGGTGATAAAAAAGATCGTAAAAGACTGTTATCTCAATTGCTATATCCAATAGAGCCTTACCCAAAAGGCGATAGCAACCGATATGAAATTGGTTACGCACCGGCTACGCAAGGGCAATTGTTTTGAGTCGTACCGAATACCACCGAGCTTATTACTGGCGTCGATTAAGCGAACGGAGAGCGTCTGCTAGGGCATCTCGACGCAAGGCTAGAACGGTGGCTGCGATCATCAAGATCATCTGTGAGGCCGTCACAGAGGCTAGAAACGACAAACCCCCGGTTGGCGGGGGCTTGACGCTGCCTAGGGTGAGCAGTACGCTTGGATTGCGGTCTAGCGTGATAGGGAGTCTGAAGGACTGTTCTAGTCCTGTCAACCACCCCACCACGCCAAGAAGCTCGGGATCTCTGGACGGGGAAACAACGCGCAGAGAATCCTTAAACCCACACCGGGGCGGCCAGCCTGTGGGTGCGCAGCGTGTCGTCGGGAAGCGCAAATGGCAATCGGAGCAATCCGATGAAAAGTAGCCGACAGCAGGGTGGCTCCGTCAGTCATCAAATCTCTGCACGATCCAGCGTTAGGCGAATTCCGTCTACGCTCCGTGCAGAGTTCACCATCAGTCATCTGGGTCTAAATCAATAACTACAGGAGAAAGTCATGGGTGATGAGTTCATGTATACACCTAGCGTATATACACAGAAACCTGAGAAAAAGCCTGACGATCGTAGTGACTATGCTGCTAAGAATTCAGCAGACTACTGGGCTACAGCCGTTAGCGAAAATCCCCTCAATCGTTTACGTCTACTCGATGCCAAGCTCGCTAGACCCGGTGTCGATGTCGAGTCCATCAAGGCTCGAGCTGGTGAGCTGATCCGAGAGATCGGTGCTGCCAAGGTTCTCGGTGATCCTGATTGCGTCGGCCTCGTGCGACAACTGTTCGGTCAGCGCGGTGTCGATCGTTTGAAAGAGAGGGCTTCAGCATGACCCGCGATTTCTGGAAGAAGGTCGCAGCTGTCTTGATCATCGTAACGTCGCCGATATGGATTCTGCCGTACATGATTGGCGTTGCGTTGTTTCTGTGGTTCGGCCTTGCTTATTACGATCTATGCAAAGCCCTTGGGGTGAAGGAATGAACGACGCTATCAATCCATTGCACTACAAGGCTGGTGACATCGAGTGCATCGATGCGATCCAAGCACAGCTCTCGCCTGCTGAATGGCGCGGCTACCTTCGCGGCCAGATCGCTAAATACAACTGGCGACTAGGCTTGAAGGATTCCGTCGAGCAGGACGCAGCCAAGCTGCTGTGGTATGCATCCATGCTAGCCGGGAGAGATCCTCGTGCATGATGACGCATACCGCAGGCTCTGGGCCTCGGTGCTGTATCAAGCGATCGCTGACGCTAACCGCAAAGGCATGGCTCGAGCGGCTCTACATTGGATCTACTCGCCGCACGACGAAGCCGGAAGTTTGCGCTGGATCTGCGATATGCTCGATTACAACTACAGCGAGGTGCAGCGTTTATGCATGACTCGAGCAGGACGATCAGAGATTTTGAGGAGGGGTCGTGTTAGAGCTAACCCTACCTTGGCCGCCTTCGATTAATCATTACTGGCGCAACTATCGTGGCCGCACCGTGATCTCGCAAGACGGTCGGCAGTACAGGCTGGACGTATCCTATCGGATACTCGAGCAGGGAATCCCGCGGGATAACCTCAACTGCCGGCTGCAAGTGACGATCGATGCGTACCCGCCAGACAAGAGACGCCGGGATTTGGACAACATCCAGAAGGCGCTGCTCGATGCGATTGTAGCCGCTGACGTTATCGAGGACGACAGCTTGATTGACGCGCTATCCATCACCCGGCATGACGCTTGTGAGGATGGCAAAGTGATTGTGAGAATTAGACCGTATGTCAAAGCGATGTGAAGTCTGCGGGGTGGAATACACGCGCCGCTGCTGGAATACGAGATATCACTCGGTGATAACCGAGATGCAAAAAAACAACGCTGTAGCAAAGCTCATTCAAAAACTAGGAGATGGCATCGATGAAGGAAGAAAATCTGCAAAGGCTCTGGGCCGAAGTAAGAAATCTAAATCAACAACTTGCAGCAGTTCACCGCGAAATATCGCGCGTCGAACTTGGTTTGCCGGAACCCTTCGACTTCGGTAAAGATTGGATACCGCCGTACTTGAGGGAAGGGTCATGTATACCGTTACGGACGACGATGTTACCGACGAAGAATTGAGCAACGTAGATACCATCGTGACGCTCGCTATCGCTTGGCATACCATGCGTGAATACGAACGGGTACTGAAGCGGATCTCAAGATGGCAGGACGATGGCCCCTCGATCTGGGCGCGCCGGGTGTTGAAAGAATACGAACGGAGACTGGATTCGTGAGTGATGGAATCAAGCTGGCCCCGTGTCCCGGCTGCAACAACAGCGGCTGGGTCAACGACGGGTACGGTGATTGGATCAGGTGCGTCGATTGCAACCCGCCTCCACCATCAGCGAAGGTGCTGGAGTTTGCCCGTGGTGCTCGGGTACGCAAGCCGAAAAAGCCGGTAGACGACTTGCCTCCCGCAGCCTAAAATCAATAACATGGCAAAGAGCACCGTCAACGCGGCTGGCAACTACACGATGGCGAAAATGCGCAAAGAGCTTTTCGAGTCCATCAAGGCGCGAGCGGTGCAGGGTACAGCGGCAGGCCAATGGTCGGCGCGCAAGGCCCAGCTTCTTGCCAAGGAGTACAAGCGGCGTGGCGGGGGGTACCGCGATTGAAAGCGCCGCAGCGATCGCTGAAGGAGTGGACAGCGCAGAAGTGGCGCACCAAGTCCGGCAAGCCCTCGAGCGAGACAGGCGAGCGATATCTGCCGAGCGCGGCCATCAAGGCTCTGTCGCCTGCTGAATACGCAGCAACGACCCGGGCAAAGCGAGAAGGCAAGGCGAAGGGCGAGCAGTTTGTTGCGCAACCGAAGAAGGTTGCCGAGAAGGTCAAACGGTTCCGATGAAGGTAGCCAGACTTGGAGACAATGGGAATGATGAAGCTCCTCCGGTTAGGCGTGGCATCGCTGGCGACATCCGTTTGGGAGCGGCTGCTTTCCGTCCTATTGCGGCTCGAGCAACTCGCCTTGCGGGTGCGCAAGCGGTTAGTCCGGTGAGACTCGGTGGCAGCACGGGTGGCCGCATTCCGTTCTACGAGGATCGCGACACCCCGACAAACGATGTGAGGCTGGTGCCGTGAAAACTCCTGCGTGGCAACGAGCTGAAGGGCAGAACAAGAAGGGCGGCCTGAATGAAAAGGGGCGCGCTTCGTACAAAGCCGAGACTGGCGGCACTCTAAAGCCTCCGGTCAAGTCCGGCGACAACCCGCGGCGCGCCTCCTTTCTCGCTCGCATGGGCAACGCTCCCGGCCCGATGAAGGACGAGAAAGGACGACCGACACGATTGGCACTCGCCCTGCGCGCGTGGGGTGCCAGCAGCAAGGAAGATGCTCGAGCGAAGGCCCGAGCGATTAGCGCGCGTAATAAAGGGAAGTGACCGTGCCTTTAATTAAGTCATCCTCTGCTAAAGCTTTTCGCGAGAACATCCGCACCGAGATCAAGGCTGGCCGGCCGACCAAGCAAGCTGTCGCCATTGCCTACGCTACGAAGCGATCCGCTGCCGCCAAGAAGGGCGCTGCAAAGCGTAAGGGCTGATGGATAAAGCCGAGCAAGTCCGGCGCGTACTGGAGCTGATCGAGGACGGAATGTCCGAGCGATCGGCCTGCGCGGAAGTGGGAATCAGCCGCTCGACGTTTAGGACGACGGCGTTGAGAGTCAATTCGGGCGACCACTACGCGCGCGCATTAGAAGCTCTGGCGCAGGATCAGGTCGAGAAGGCCGAGCAAGTCATCGAGGATATGCGCTCTGGCGTCATCGATGCCCAGCAGGCTCGGGTCGAGCTCGATGCTCGCAAGTGGTTCGCGTCCAAGTTCCTGCCAAAACGATACGGCGACAAGGCCGAGGTCGAGCACTCCGGCAACGTCGGTCTGACCGTCAACGTGGTTCGTCTAACCGATGCCGACAATAACCCTGCCGCATAACGGCTGGAGACCAAGACCGTATCAGATGGGGGCATGGGGTGCGCTCGAGAGCGGCACCAAGCGCCTTGCTCTGGCTTGGCACCGTCGATCCGGTAAGGACGACATCAGCCTGCATTGGGCTGCTGTGTCCATGATGACTCGCGTGGGCTCGGTGTGGCACATGCTTCCGCAGGCCAACCAGTCGCGCAAAGCAATCTGGGATGCGGTCAACCCGCACACCGGCAAGCGCCGCATCGATGACGCATTCCCGATGGAGCTGCGCGAGAGCACTCGCGAGCAGGATATGTTTATCCGGTTTAAGAACGGCAGCACATGGCAAGTTGTCGGATCGGATAACTACAACAGCCTTGTCGGCTCGCCTCCGGTCGGCGTCGTGTTCTCCGAGTACGCGATGGCAGATCCGAATGCGTGGGCATTCCTGCGTCCGATCCTTGCAGAGAACGGCGGCTGGGCGATCTTCATCTCGACACCCCGCGGCAGGAACCACTTTGCTCGGCTAGTCGAGTACGCCAAGCAGGATGCTGACTGGTTCGGTCAGGTGCTCACCGTCGAGGATACAAAGGCGATCCCGATGGGCACGATCCAGCGTGAGCGCAAGGAGCTGCGCATGGAGCGCGGCGACAAGGAAGCCGAAGCGATCATCCGGCAGGAATACTATTGCGACTTCGACGCAGACATCCCGGGCGCATACCTATCGGAGCTGATCCGCAGCGCAGAAGCCAACGGCAGGATCGGCGACTTCCCGCACGTTATCGGTCAGCCTGTCGGCACGGCATGGGATATCGGTGTCGGCGACTCCACGATCATCTGGTTCTACCAACTCATCGGTCACAAGGTGCGCATCATCAACGTACTCGAAGGCTCCGGCGTCGGACTCGAGTGGTACGTCAAGAAGCTGCTCGCAATGGATTACGTCTACGGCGATCACATCTGGCCGCACGACGGCGCTGTGCAGGAGTGGGGATCTGGGCAGTCTCGAGTACAGGTCGCTGCTGGCTACGGCTTGAAGCCACGCATCCTTGAGCGTGACTCGGTGGACGACGGCATCCAAGCTGCGCGAATGATGCTTCCTGCGACCGAGTTCAATACCGCACCAGATCCGTTCCCGGGCGAAACGGCAGACGAGGCGAAGGGCAGGATGACTCGCGCCCTCGACGCCCTGCGGCAGTACAGGCGCGAATACGACGATAAGCTCCAGCGGTTCAAGGACAAGCCGCTGCACGATTGGACGTCGCATTACGCAGACGCATTCCGGTATCTCGCCAAGGGTCGCAAGCCGTTCCGCGGTACGGAACAGGCCCGTCGTCCGAGCCATCAAGTGGCAGTAGCAGACTACAGGGTGCTGGGGTAGACTACTTGCGCAACCCGAAAGGAGCGCCAGATGTCAAGTCTTTTTAAGCCGAAGATGCCGAAGGTCGAGCCGACGCCCCCGCCTCCGACGGTGGACGAGGCGCAGCTTTCGCGCATCGAGCAGCGCCGCATGGCTCGTCGCCGTGGCCGCGCATCTACGATCATGTCGACACCGGGTAGTCAGCAGACTGGTTCGGTTGCGGTTTCGCGTTTGCTCGGAGGTGGCTGATGAGCGCAATGGCTATGGCCGGAAAGGGCCTGTACAAAAAGGGCAAGAAGAAGGGTCAAGCTCAGGGCATGGAAGAAGGCATGAAGCAGGGCGAGATGAATGCTGCCCAGATGATTGCCAAGCGCAAGGATGAGGCTGCCAAGCGCGCTCGTGGGATGATGTAATGGCAACCAAGAAGATATCGGCACTAACGTCTCTCGCGCAGGATTCCATCGATCCTGCTGCTGACGTATTGCCGATCAACGACACCGGATCTAGCGAGACGAAGAAGGCGACCGCGGCTGCGATCGTCGGCAAGTCGATCGGTGCGCTGGCTGCCACATGGAACAACGCGCTGACGACGTTTAAGGCTCGCGTGTTCAATGTCACGGATACCGCCTCGGCTGCCGGTTCGCTGCTTGACGATCTTCAGGTCGGCGGTGTGAGCAAGTGGACTGTGCGCAAGGATGGCGCTGCGACTGCTGCCGGGTTCATCAAGTCGACCTCGGCTAGCGCAGGCGTAGGCTACGCGACCGGAGCTGGTGGCACGGTTACGCAGGCGACCTCACGCACGACTGGCGTCACGCTGGATAAGATCTGCGGCCAGATCACGTTGGTTGCTGGCACGATCGCAGGCCACGAGGCTGATGAGTTCGTGCTGACCAATTCAGCGATCGAGGCCGGTGACGTTGTGGTGGTCAGCATCAAGTCAGGTCTTGCTGCTGGCACAGCGAAATACTATCGAGTAGGTGTGACTGCGGTCGGCGCAGGATCTTGCACGATTTCGGTCGGCAACCTCGACAACAGCACGGTTCCATCAGCAGGCACGGATACCCCGGTGCTTAACTTTGCGGTGATCAAGGCCGTAGCGGCCTAACGGAGACTGAAATGGCGACAGGCATTGTTCTCGCATCTAACGCTAGCGCGACTGGCTCATGGTTCATGTGGCCGGGTGGGCGCGGTGAGTTTCGCGTTGAGGCCACGTTTGGTGGTGGCACGGTCAAGCTCGAGTGCAAAGGCCCGAACGGCACAGCGCAGGATGTCGGCACCGATACCACGCTGACCGCTTCTGGCGGTGGCATCTTCGAGCTCGGCGCTGGTGAGATCCGCTGCAACATCGCGACGGCGACCGGCGTCTACGCAATGGCTCTGCGGGTTCCGTCCTCGGCGTTCTGATGAGAACCGAGGAGCGTACTCGATCGCGCACTCACGGGCGCACGACGACTCGGGACAACCCCGAGTTCGTGCCTGCTCCGTCACCGGGCACCGATGGTTTGTTGCTCGAGGATGGCACCTCGTTCGCGCTGCTTGAAAGTAGCGACAAGATACTTCTGGAGTAAGTCATGGCCGATACCAAGATCAGCGCATTAAGTTCTGGAGCCCCGGCGCAGGGTGGTGACGAATTCATCGTTGCGAGATCCGGCGCGAACTACAAGCTCACCGGCACCAACCTTCTTGCGTTGGTAACAGGTACGGCGAATACCTTTACTGCTGCCCAGACGTTCCGCGCTGCAAATGCGGTGCGCTCCGAGGCTGCCTCTACGCAAGACGCGGTGGTGTTGGCTGGTCGCGCTGGCGGTACGAATTCGTATGCCGTCACGCTGACCCCGACGACGCTATCTGCCAGCCGCACAATGACGTTGCCGGATGCCAACACGACGGTGCCGGTATTTACGCAAGTCATTACGTTCAGCGGCCCATCTGCTGCGCGTACCGTGACGCTGCCGGACGAGAACTTTAGCGTTGGCTTCCGCAACATCCCGCAGTCGGGATCGGCTAAAACGACTTCCTATTCGCTGGCTACAGGCGACGTAGGTAAGTTCATCGAGGTAGGCGCTTCTGGCTCCATCACGATTCCCGATGCGACGTTTGCGGCTGGCGATGTGGTGTCTATCTTCAACAACACCTCGGGCGCTATCACGATTACTTGCACGATTACGACGGCGTATATCGCGGGTACGGATGCAGACAAGGCGAGCGTGTCATTGGCTACAAGAGGCGTGGCGACAATACTGTTCTTATCAGGTACGGTTTGCGTTATTAACGGCAACGTGAGTTAAGCCATGAGCGGCATTATGA